GATCTAATAAAATTCTATCACCAATTTTAATTTGATCCATTCTTGACCATACCACCTGTTTATCTCGAACTACTCTAAGTTGATGATTGGGGGTAGCATTAAATTCAAATCCATGATGTGTTCTAATTTTTTTTGTTTTAGATTCCCCGTTGCAGTATGATTCGTCGCTCAGTCTAAATTTTTTGTTTCCCCATATCTCTCTTTCTCTACTGACAATATTTTTGGAAGATTGAATCAGTGGTTGATCATCAGTAATAGTTCCGAAACCATTACTATAAAGTGTCAATGTATTTTTTGAAGCACAGCCGTCTCCCAGTGGAAGGGCTGTAATTATAGATTCCCCAATTCTAAAATAACAAAGATCAACATTCTGTCGTGGACCAGCCTTCTTTCCCCCACCCACAATATCTCTAAGCATAGGGGAATTACCCCAAATAACATCAATATAGTTAAACACTAATCGAGCTTGACGTAAACCAGCACCAACAATTACAATCTTTGAGCCGGGATCAAATAGTGCTCGTAGTATTGCATAAACAGCTAGCAAAAATGACTTCGAACCGCCTCTGGCGGCAACAAGCATTGGAAACGGAGTATTCCACATCATCTGAAGAATTGCAATCTGGATGGGAAACAGATCGATTCCCAAGATCACCTTGGCTGTCCAGCCAATATAATTAATATCAAGCATTTTACCTATGACAACTTGATCCAGGGGGTCTTTGGATTGTTTAAAATCAGTAAAAATATGTTTACGGATTGTTGGTACTCGATCACGATACGGGAAAAAATGGATATATTTTCCTTGGTCGCCATGAAGTAATTCATCTAATGTTATTTTAGTACCCAAGACAATCTCCCGTTGATTTATTTTTGGGCTCTTTGCGAATCCAGCGATCCTTTTCAATCCTAATGACTTCTTCACAAATCATTTGAGCCACTTTTCTGCCACAAGCCCCTGCTGGAATGATATGTACGCCATATTTAGCTGATAAATACATTAGCCATCTTATTAGTGCGCGCCCAGGAACGCCCTTAGAAAATTGTGGAGGTGATAATTCCATAATATCGGATGTCAATAATGCTTCAATAATCATATATGCATGTTTAATCTTAGACATACGTTCCATCTCATCTTCGAAAGCGGGTCTCCTTTTACTACTATAATTAATCCAAAGCTCAGAGAAATTGGCTTTTCGTTCAATCGCCAAAATATCAGTATAACCAACAAGACTATAATCCCCGGTTTGAAGAGTATCTATGATCATTCCTTCACATCTGGGAGGACGCCGATCGGGAACATGCACATCAAAAGTCCATCCCCTTTGTTCACGACTATCTTTTATCACAGTATAACCAGGAAGAATCAATCTTGACATTTAATTTTCCTCTGCCGCACTGAATCTTGCCCGAAGAGTATTTTCGGGAATTCCAGTTTCCTCAGACCAGACGGCAATACATTGAGTTTTTCCATTGAACGTTTTGGAACAATTTCTCCTTGTATTTCTCATTTGTTGTTTTTGTGTAACCCATTGACAATTTTCTTTATAATATCCTTTATTGTTATTTTTCCTTTCAATTGTAAGTCCAGGTTTCCAATCTTTGCCCTATCAAATTAATCATTATTATATCCCCTTCTCTGTTAATATTCCATAATCGTATGCCACCATACGATCTATTATTTCATCAAAATTAATTGTTGATTTCCAACCAAGAATTTTCCTGGCTTTAGTAGGATCAGCATGTAATAGATTAACATCTGCTGGTCGATAAAATTTTGGATCAATAATTATATAATCCTGATAATCTAAATCAATTAAACCAAATGCCAATTGCAAAAATTCCTCAACCGTATGAGTTTCCCCCGACCCCAAAACATAATCATCAGGTTTCGAATGTTGCATCATAAGCCACATACCATCAACCATATCTTTTGCATGTGACCAATCTCGCTTAGCATTAATATTACCCAAAGCTAATGGGGGAACATCAACATCTCTTCTGGGAGCAACATTATGGACATCCATCCACTTCTTAAGCATTGCAACATATTTCGTAATTTTACGAGTAACAAAATTCTCGCCGCGTCGTTCACTATTATGAATATGAGATAAACCAACACCACAATTAAATGTACCGGATTCCGTTTCAATATCTAAGACATATTCTTCTATTGGCATCTCAACAATTTTGGTTATCTCGTTTGTCGGCTTGCGAAGGTGCAACCCCTTTCGAACATTATTAGGAGAATGAAAATTAACTTGATATGTCAAAACATCTCTATTAAAATATGAATTAATATTAAAAGTTTGCCCCGTAAGCTGATTAATCATATAAACTAATCCCGCACCTAAAATAGCAGAATTAGTTTTAAAACTTTGATATCGATATTGATATCCGGTAATGGGGCTTTGGAGTCCGTCACATTTATAATACGCTTCCGCAAAATCCGACCATACACTTCTTGAATTTAAAACTATTGATGGAACACATTTTTTCTTTCCTTTATAAATCATTTTCCGCAAAATTAATCGTTGTTCCTTTGTGATCCCCCCAAGATAAAGTTGAGTTGATTGCCCACCAAACCCAGATTGACCATTCCATGTTCTACATGTTCCACCATATAAAGCTTTCCATAAAAAGGATACACGATCCCTAAGACTAGAATCGTTATTGGTAAACTGAACTTGACGATCAATTGAAACAAAACCATCCCCTACTAGATAACCTAATAATTCAGCAAATTCAGGCAAAATTAACATATTATCTTGTCCATCGGGCATACCAGATACAAGAGAAATTCTGCCTCCCACTTTTAGTTGATCAACCCTTATATCTCGCTCATCTACATCTAAAGCTTTGTGATGCGCAGTCGCCATAAAAGAACCCCCGCGAGCATTAACACACATCATCCTATGATCACTATTATTTTTATTGGTCTTAGTCGCGGTAGCATATTTGATCCTAACCCAACCGCCTTTATCCCAAATACAAGTATTTTTAATATCAAAAGTTTGTATATTTTTGCCCTTCTGCTTAATGGGGCACAAATCTCCCGCCGGAATAATATCTATTAAACCATCTCTTTTAATCAACAATGGTGTATTGAGTGAAATACACTCATGATTGTAAAGGATTCCGGCACACGCAAATATACCATATGCCCGACGATATAGACCAACCAATTGATGCGCATACAACTTCGCAACAGCATAAGGTGAATTTGGATTAAATGGTGTATTCTCATTTTGCGGTGCAACATCGGTATCTCCCATTAGTTCTGATGTGGATGCCTGATAATATTTGCTTTGTGGTGAAGACTGACGAATTGCTTCCAATATGTTTAGCGGACCAACGGCATTAATCTGACACGTTGTAATCGGTTGATCAAATGATGTCCTCACATGCGACATCGCCGCCAAATTATAAACTTCATCTGGTTGAATTCCTGAGATTAATCGATATATACATGCGGCATCTGTAACATCACCTTCAACTAATTCAAAATTAGGATGATTCAAAAGATGATCAATGCGTTCGGTTGTGTTGGTTGAAGATCGTCTAATCATTCCATAGACTTTATATCCCTTATCTAACAATAATTCTGAAAGGTAGCTCCCGTCTTGACCTTGGCACCCTAGAATAAATCCAATTTTATCTTTCATTATTTTTTCTCCTGTGATATCCAGCAAGACCACTACAACTAGTACACAAGCCATGAGAATCGTGTTTCTTATCAGTTCTTCCACATCTTTGACAATATGGATAATTAGTAGACCAATCATACTGTTGATGTTTTCTTTTATGACCGGCTCTATCTTTACACAATTCTAAATTTTCAATCCTATTGTCTTGTTTGTTGCCGTTGATATGATGTATTTCTTCTTTTCCTATCAATTCACGCCCTAAATATTGTTCCATAATAAATTTGTGTTCAAAAATTCTTTTTCCATTGCCAATATTTAATTTGACATATCCATCCTTATTGATAACTCTACCCGTTTTCCAATTTGGATGTTCTGGCCCACCAACACGAACATTCCTTCGTTTAACCCCAGCTACTCGTAATCTTCTCAAAATCGTATATTTAGAAATATCATAATATTTTGCCAATCGCAAACTAGACCAACCATCCAAATATAATTGACATAATTCATTAATGTCTGGTTCTGGAACAGATAAATTTCTACCCATTTTTAATCTTTCCTCTTTCCTGTACCTTTTGATAAGCCTCAACCATCTTCTGCATATCTTCTGGTAAAGGTGTAATATCAGCATTGTCATCTGAAATTGTGAGACTATCCATCTCGTTCATACAACAATATTTATATTTTTTCCCACTACCACATAGACATGGCATATTTCTTCCCCACTTTATCCGTTTCCTTTTAATCGGCATAGTAACTCCCCTGAGTCTTTTGCCAAGACTACGTCGTTCCGATAATATTTTGCCCATATGGAATACCCCTTTCTGTAGCACTAAGTCTAGCGTTCATCTCCCAGACATGATGTGTAGCAGCCCTCTTTCCCTTAATCTCTGTTTCCCTAGCCAATTCAGATAATCCAACAGCATAAAATAAATCAGCCAAACGATTAAAATAAGTATGATTGTTGGCCACATGATCTACACCAATTCGAATTTTGTCCAAACGCTCGTCGTGATTCTCGATAGCTTCTAAAATTTTCTTTATATAATCCGTGATACTGATTGCTGGTGAACAATATTCCTCAAGATACTTTGAAGTCAATAAATTATCTGTTATTTGTAATCCTCCACAAAGTGGTATCATAAACGAACGTTCATTAACATACGCTTGTAATTGAATAATTTTTCCAGAATGGACATTTGGACACACTTTCGCTGTTGCATAAATATGGGCTAATCTAACAACATCATCAGTCAACGGACCATTATAGTTAAGACCAGCGAGTTGCCAAATATTATCACCAAAAACTTGATATGAATGCCCCAATAAGTCTAATCTTTTAAACACTGGTTCAATTAACCGCTTCATAATATCTTGCCGGTGACGAAAATTGGCCACCATTGCAACATCTGTTAATATATCACATGTAGGTGGCAACGCCTTAATTAAATTACCAGCCAAAGGTAAGTGTAAAATGTCAACATCATTATCTTGCCAACCACACATATATTCTAACCATAGATGGGATTCAATATGAGTATGTACAACAACTGATTTAATTGCTTTAATAATATCTGGTTCATCATCATGAGCAAACTCATACGATCCATCAATAGTAGCTCCGATAGAATTAAGGGGAAGAGCATCAACTATCACAGTCACCTGATTATCATTTATAATTCGAATAGGTAATTGTCTCATGCCGTATCTAGAAGAAGTCATAATTAATCGAACACCATTATTCTCAATTAATTTACGACATTCAAGTTTAGTTTTAGGATTACAAATATAAACAATCCAACCCAAATATCGTAAAGCATCAACATAGCCATGTTGTATCATCCTTGATGTCATTCCGGGGCGAGAAATATAAAGCGCTATTTTATTCATATTTTCCCCATTTTCCTAACAGGAATAATTAATGCCTTTTCTATTGACCAACCAAGTTTATAAATTCTACTCCATAAGGTCATATAATGGATATTATATTCTTCGGCCCATTCTATCAGAAGCTGTGTCCTCCCACCATAAGTGATTAATTTATTACTTCGTCTATTTCTCGCTTGTTCTTTCGGGGTGGCCCAATAACAATTGTCTAGATAATATCCCCTTTTATTGTTTCTTCGTTCAAGGGTGTATCCCGGTGGTCTTTCGCCCATATCTTTCAGAAAATTCGAAAATTCTAACCATCTTTTACAAACAGTAATTTCTCGACCACTATAATCTTTATAGTATTTATGGTTAAGATTAATACATCTTTGTTTCATGTCATCCCATGATCTATAAGTTTTAAATTTTCCATTTCTTCCACTATGACCATGTCGTGTTTGTCGTCGTATTATTTTTTCCGAATTTAGACATCCACAACTTTTAGTATCACCATTTCTAAGACTACTACCACGAATAATTTTTTCTGTTCCACAGTCGCACTGACATAACCAACAATAATTACCCCATCTATCTTTCCCTGTTTGTTCAATGATAATCAATTTCCCAAATCTTCTTCTGGTTAAATCAATTAATTTTGACATATTATCCTTCTTCCTCAAATAATGTTTCTGAATCCATAATAATCGGACTGACAGAACCATCGGGAAATTTAATGGACTTTCGAAATTCAGCCTTTATGTCATCGGCTGCCAGTCTCGTCAATTCAGCCAACCGCCCCTGTTTATTTCTTTCGTCTTGCGAATGTTGCAATTTACTAACTAATTCAAAAAATGTTTGTTTACCGCCACGAAGTTCATCTAAACGATCCTTACGAGTCGCAGCCAAGCTGCTATAAATCTTCTGCCGTTCCTTCACTAGTGCATCGTAGCGATCATTCACACCTTTTAAATATCTATGTTTATCATCTAATTGTCTCTGTTGTAAAATACGAAATTTAATAACATCTTGATTCTCATTTTCTATTTTAGGATTTTCAATGAACCACATTTGTAAGTCATTAATATGCCTTTGTAATGAGCGTGCCAAAATTAACTGTCGATCAACTAAAAGCCTGTGTTTCAAAAAATCATCAATCTGCATAAATTCACTAATAACGATATCCTCAAATTGACAACACAAAAGGCCAAAATCTTCTACATAAACTGCAACTTCTTCTGGTTCAAATTGTGTCTTAATAGTTCTATACAAATGGGTTTTTTTGAACTGACTTCTAAACCAATTAGCCTTTTCGCCATCGGTTAAGCCGGGTGGCGATACAGTAAGTACTGGACCATCCAAAACATCAATATCAATTAACTGACCAGGCTTTTTAACAACACCCATTGCCCGACGACGCCTACTGATGGTGTCAAGAGTCCATTTGTATCTGCATTCTTGTATCAATTGTTGTTGGATTTTTTTATCACTCAGACCCTGTTTAATACAATTAATAAGAACTTTTAGAGCTTTGGGATTAGAAGATAATCGCTTATTCTTGGTTGCCGACACAACTTTCCCTTTCACTCAAAATTTCAGCCACCCTTTGTCGTATTTCATCAACTAATGGAGTACGAACTTTATTGTGGCCAATTAATTCTCCAAATGAGTCGTATAAATAATCTGGCAACCGTTCTTGAATATATGCCAAAGTTTCATTACATAAAACCTGCCCAATTGGATCAATACCTATTTGTGTCGAACCTAACAGTATACCATGTTCCGCAATATCACCCTCACCAAGCGGCAGGGCATTGATTAAATTCATGCGAATACGAGCAAGACCAGAACTAGGAATGTCCGAACCGGGACGAAAATATTTGTCTCTCTTTAAATTCTTGAGACGATTTGTAACATGAGTAACCAGGTAATTTTCAATCGGCCCCCTGGTGGGAATATATCGATCCAAAGTTTCCAGGCACATGTACCATATTTCCTGATAAACATCATTGTTTTCATAATAGGCAAATGCACCATTAGCACTGCGGGATTTAGCTAATCGCTCAATAATGGGGTAAGCTTCATCAAGAATTTTTTGACTGACCGTCATCCTCTGTTTCCTCTTCCATAGCATCCTGAATTACTTGTTTTCCAACAGTCAATTCTGGATCAGGAATAGCCAAATCATCGATAACCTTGGTATTGGCCACTTTTGTCCCGCGAGTAATTAAACGACAATCCACCTTAGTTTTCTTGTTGCTCATTCCTGTCGCCCTTAAAATTATACACAATTACATTGAATATTAAAAGTCCAATAAAATCGCCCACCTCTATATATATAGAGAGGACATTTTCGGCAAAGCGCTCCATTTTTTTTATTTTTTTTCTCGAACAGACACGCTAGTTACACGTATAATGAGGTGTGAACAGATTTGCCGTCAGAGGATGATCCATTACCACAGCATTCCGATAAAAGACGAATAGAGCTAGATTAAATGATCAAACTAATTCATGGAAAATTTGAAGATATTCCTGCTTCCCGGATTGGGAAAGTTGATTTAATTATAGCAGATATTCCAGATTGTCTTAATCAAAAATATCCCGATTATATAGATAAAATGCCTAAACATGAATATGAGACTAAATTATATCTTTGGCTAGATAAAATGTCCAAATTAACACAAGGCCCCATATTTCTTTTATTCAACGAACGTTGGACAAAAGAAGTAGAAAATATCATTAATAACGTAGGAATTGAATTAATCCAACGATTGCTCTGGTGTTACAATTTCGGAATGGATCAGTCACGTCATAATAGATATAGTCTTTGCTATCGCCCAATTTTTTGGCTTAATAATCCTTTTATTATTCCAGAAAATATTAAAATCCCAAGCGATCGACAATTGAAATATGGTGACTCTAGAGCCGCAAAAGATGGAAAAATCCCACCCAATGTCTGGCAATTCCCTCGCATTTGCGGAAATTTTAAAGAACGTAGATCATGGTTCCCCAATCAAATAAATCAAAAAATTATCGAGAGAATTATCGCCGGACATTGTCCTGAAAATGGAACAGTACTCGACCCAATGGTTGGAAGTGGTACTTCAATTTTTGCTGCTATAGTTACTAATCGCAATTGTGTTGGAATAGATATAAGCGAAACATGTATTGAACAAATTAAAAGAGAATTAAATCGTAGACAAATGGGTGGCTCACATGTCTAGACGAATTGATTTAATCGGACAAAAATTTGGAAGATTGATCGTTATTCAAAGAGTAAATAATGATAAATGGGGAAATTCTAGATGGTTATGTAAATGTGATTGTGAAAATGAAACAATTGTTCTTGGTTCTAATCTTCAAAGTAATCATACCCAAAGTTGTGGATGCTTATGGGAAGAAATAATATCTGCTTGCCATATAAAACATGGTCATCGTAAAGCATTAATGACATCAGTTAGAAAATATAAAAAATATCAGAAAAGAGAAAATCATGAATAAAATTAAAGTACAAACATTGCTCCAACAATGGATCGGATTAATTGATGTTAGTGAACATAAATCCAAAATGAAAGCTCGCCAAAGTGTCACTGGTCTTGACGGACGAATACGACGAACTATTGGAAAACCGGTAATTTTTGATTTTGATACATATCAAGATCAACAAAAAATTCAAAATTCACTGTGTCAGGAATTACCACATCTGGCTAATATTGTCCGTAGCCAACCGGAGATAATGGATGGATATCAATGGACTCGTAGAGATTTTATTGAATTGTATGCGGAACACTTTCGTTTGGTTGTCGGGAAACTCCAAAAAATCATTGACCAAGCGACAGATGTGTGATGCATGTGGGAAACTCCAATCTACAAATGCCATGCGACAAGTGTTGGGTGGTATTTGTATCTGTGGTCAATGTATAAATAAAATTTTAACACTATATGTGGCATCAAATCCAATCAAAACATTATGCCCATTTTGTTATGGAAAAAAGGATGTTTCAGAAAAGTGTTCTTATTGTGATATAAAAACATTTACGGAAAATAACAATAATGGCTAATTATGTAACAGAAGACACAGATCGATGGTTTGATTATTCGTACCTACCATCCAAACGCATGATTTATCTCGGATCGCATGATGCTGAAATGGCAAGTGGGGATGGGGAATCAGCTACTAATTGTCAAATGTCAGAATTTTTTATCAAAGCGATGCTTCATCTCAATAGTATATCTTTAAAACCTATTTTTGTTCATATGAATAATCTTGGTGGAGATATGCTGCATGGTATGGCTATATATGATGCCATAAGAGCATCTAAAGCCCATATATATGGTATTTGCTGGGGATATGCAATGAGTATGGGATCAATTATTATTCAGGCATGTGACTCTCGTATCGTTGCCCCACATTGCACTTTCATGATTCATGATGGATTCGAAGACCTACAGGGCACATGTAAATCTGTCGAAACCTGGGCAAAATATGCTGGTAAATTACGGCAACAAATGTATGAAATTTATTTCAGTCGAATGAAATCAGCAAAACCCTGCATTACATTGAAAAAAATTGAAGAACTCTGTTCGCATGATACTATTTTTACCGCCGAAGAAGCTGTGAACCAGGGATTGGTTGATTGGATTTTAGAAAGTTTAGACGATGCTGACAAATATTACGCAACCGATACTCAAAACGCTAAATGGCAAACAGGAATGAAGTTAGGAAAAAATATTACCATCGAAAAAGAAATGGATGAAAATGAGTAATGACAATTGAATTATGGAAAGATATTGAAAATTATAAAGGGTTCTACCAGGTATCCGACTATGGACAAATCAAAAGAATTGAGAATACATCTGGAACCTACATTGGTAGAATCTTAAAACCACAAATATATCACAACAAATATTTATACGTAACATTATGTAAAAATACACAAAAGAAAAAATTATTAATTCACAGATTAGTATTAGAAGCATTTGTTGGGTTTTGTCCATCTGGACTGGAATGTCGCCACCTCGATGGGAATAGACAAAATAATAAATTGAATAATTTAAAATGGGGAACTCGCTCAGAAAATCAATATGATTCTATTAAGCACGGAACACGATTTCAGCCCGATAATCATGGATCAAAACAATGGTTAGCAAAATTAACTGATAACAAAGTAAAAGAAATCAAACACTTACTTATGTCTGGAGTATCTCAAATACAAATAGCAAAACAATTTCACGTCTGCCCAACCACTATTTCTCGTATAGCTACTGGAAAAACATGGAAACACATTTGATGTTACACAACAAAACAAAAAGGAAGTCAATATAATGAATTTATGTGAATACCAACTAAAGGCACGTAGTACAGCTATCTATCTCAATATCAAAGGTTCCAAAATGATTTATCCCGCATTAGGTTTAGTTGGAGAATGTGGTGAAATAGCTGAAAAGATAAAAAAAATCATTCGTGATGATATTAATATTAACAATCTGATATATGGAGATATAACACCGGAACGCGCCTTCGGTATTTCGCAAGAATTAGGAGATTGTTGTTGGTATATGGCAAATATCTGCTGCGATACTTGGCTCGATTTAGGCATGATCTATGACATGCGTGGTGCCACCATGATACAACAAGTGCGTAAACTTGTAGGACCACAAATAGTTCTACACATGAATCGTCATGCAACCGCAGTGGCTGGGGCTCTAGAACAGTGGTATTATCAATACGATTGCCGCATCGGTGAAACTGGTCAATTCTCCTATATCTCCAATCATCTATCACACATCATCACATGCATTGAAGAAATGGCAAAAAGATGTGGCTTCACTCTAGAAGAAATTTATACTGCAAATATTAAGAAACTTGCCGGACGCAAACAGCGGGGGACTTTAAAAGGCGAAGGTGATGATCGCTGATCCTTATAAAATTATTGGTGTATAATAAGAACAGAGAAAATCGTGATGGAAATGGCTAAAACGTCCAAACCAAAATTAGTACAATTATTTGAGAATTTTTTATGGGCTAATTTGCCCAAAAATTGGATATTGAAAACTACTTATTTTCAGGGAACTTTATTTATTTCTATGTTAATTGAGACATTTCAAGAAGAATCACAACA